GACCTAAGCCTCCCTCGTTTGTTAACAATTAGTCAGCCTTACGACTTCTAATCATTTTCAGGATATCAGCGGCATCAGTTCCCTGACCACCACTTGCTGGTGCACTCGCCTCTGCCATTGCTGGTTGAGGTGTTGCTTCTGCCTTTGGAGCAGGAGCCGGAGTTTCAGCTGGAGTTGAATTTTGTGCTACCGGAGCCTCTGCTTCTTTAACTGCTGGTGCAGTTGTTTGTGCATTAGCTGGCTTAGAATTACCAACATCCAATCCATATGGTTTATAGTAAGAACCCCATTTTTCTGGGTCATAAAGATGCCCATCAACTGATGCTTCAAACATTTCCATAATGATACGTTGCTCTTCCTCACTAGGACGTTTTGGCATGAAATCATTTAAGTCATAAAGACCATGAGTTTCAATCGCCTGACGTTCTTCTTCATTTAGAGAACGTTCTTTACGTGCCCAATTTGAAGTTGAGTAGTCTGCATACTGACCTTTTTGAGTTTTAGTAAGACGGAAGTCTGTACCTGCATCATAGTCAGTTGGAAGATTTTCCATATCTGGATCCATAAGAGCCGATTTCAATAGTTTGAAAATCTGTGGCCCAATTACGAATCTACGAATTGGATTCTCTGGAGTTTCTTCATTCATCGGATCCGTTACTACAAATCCTTGAAAGATGTATGAACGTTTCTTCCAATACTTACGTCCAATGTCTTCCATTGCTGGATCTTTGAACCAAGGACGAATTTCTGCGTGTACTGGACAAGTATCACCCCACATTTCGATACATGGAACTTGAACTGTTACTGGTTTTGACTCGTCACCCCCTTTGACACCTGGAAAAGGCATCTTGATGATTTGTCGCTCACGCCAGAAAAAAGTATTTGAGTTATCTGAGTCTGGAAGAAAACGAATTACTGATGTTGAATCTGTATCCATGTTCCAGAAAGGATAGATGGCGTCTGTGCCTCTATTTGCGTTGGCATTGTCTGCCGATTTTGAATCTTGTGCAAGAAGTTTTGCACGGATTTCTGCTAGTGTAGCCATATTATATTCTCCTATATTAGCCTGTATTAGTTTTTGTTTGTATTAGCCTAAATGTAAACAGTTTACTTTTAAACATGCTTACAATTATACTTATCTTTGGAGTCAAAGTCAAGCGTTAAATACGCATTTTTTGTAATTTTTTCCACAAAAAAAGGGACCCTTAAAGGATCCCTGATTTTATTGGTTTTTTTGTGTATTATCTATCGAAAATTGGTGTAGCTGATATAACATTTGATCCAACATTTGATACTAGAACATCTGTTGGGTACTTTCTTATAATAAGAGGTTGCTCTTTAGTTATATAAACTTTACCGATAGAAACGTATGGATTTGTCGATTCGTCATGTGGCTTAGTTTTGTCAGTAAGTTCTTTATGTTCGATATACTTACCTTCAGTAGTTACAGATTCTTTTGCCCAAGATATATAAACTCTTTTAGCATCACTTACTGTAGTTTCTGTAGTTTTGACAAACTCTTGCTCACCATTAATTGTTATAATCATAAAATAGTCCTTATGCTGGTATTTCGAACTTAGCGAATGCTTCTGAAAGCATTGAATCGAATTGTTCATTCACAGGTTTACTCACAGTTTCTACTGCTTCGTTATTCTGTGCCGCTAATTTTCTTAAGTATCCAGTAATTTGAATCTTTTCTTTTGTAAGACCATTACCTGAACGAATTGCATTTGCCATATCCATTAAGAACATTGACAATTCAGCCGCTCTATCGTGACCTTTATTCTTACGTTTGTTATCATCTGTAGTATCAACATCAACTCTATCTGCTAAATCATCGATTGATAAAGCTAACATAAGTTTCTTCTGTTCCTCAGCTTCTTGTGGACTACGAGGTTCAGCATATTGTTTTTTGATTTTATCAAAGTTGTATTCAGCATTAGGGTCTTTAGGAAAAGTAATTTTATTTTTCTTCTGACCTGTCTTCTTATCTTTTGCTACAATGATTTCTCTAACACGTGAGATTTGGTCTGCACGATTATCTTCCATTTCTTCTTCGTTTACACGATGTATAAGCGGAAGAACATCCCTTAAAGATTCTTCAAAAGTTGTTTTTGTAAATTTAGAAACATATTTGTTTACTGTATCTTCTGTGATTTCAGCATTTTCTTTTGCTTCTGTTGTTGCTAATTTTTCAACAAAGTTTGCATATCCTTTTGCACCTTGTACACGTTTAATAGATTCTTTAATTGATTCCATTCTACGTTTTACATTTAGTACAACTGAACGATTGTTTTCGTTGATTAGTGATTGCTTGTTAACAACATTCATAAACTCTTTTAGTTTTGCTAAGTTTGTTGAAAGTTCCACAATCGCTTCGCCCACCATGTCGCTAGGTACACCACCATGTGATACGTGTCTCGCCATTGCTCTTGCGCCGTTCAAATGTTTGTATGGATATTTGAAACGTTCACCATCAGCATTTTCAACAAAGATTGCTGAAATATTACGAGAACGTGATCCACGTGATTCCTCGTTTACTGGAGCACGGTGTTTGACGATTAGTCTTACATTTTCTAGTGTTTGGCGACTGGTACGTGATGAGCCTTCTAAAGGCGATAAGCCTTCTTTCATTACGTCACTCATAGTCTGCTCCTTATCATTTTCTAATTTATAAGCATAGTTTTTAGGTTCAATATGTTTACCAAATGAACGCATGTCAAAATCTAACATGTACTCACGTGATAACTGTCTTAAACTATTCATTAATTTTTCTGCTTTTGGTTTATCGATATCAACGCCTTCACCAAAATGAAGTTTAACTTCATTAGTTCCCTCATCAATAGACACCATCATGTTTGGTTCGTCAATGTAAAAAAATCTTGCTTCCTCTGGGTTAGCAACACTTTTACCATTATCAGAATTAAACATTTTCAAAGGAATACCATTCCCTTGAATAATTCTCATTATTTTTTCTGCGATAGTTGAATAATTTACAGCCATATTATTGATTCCTTATAGATGTATTTATCAAAATAGTACAGGAAGAGGGTCATTAAAATCGTCTTCACTGTCAAGTGATTCTCCTAATGTCTCCATAAATTCTTCATCGAATCGTGATATTACTTGAATTTGTCTAATACAAAGCAATGTAGCACTTACTAAATCGTCTGTTTCGCCTGATTTTGCTTCGAAACTCTTGCCCTTTGCAATAAATGTCTTAAATTCTCTAATTAAATTCTTACTGAGTGGTACCATTTTATCACTCTCAATCCAAGATTTTAGTTTCATACATGCAGTTATCTTTGTTTTATAAGATGTAGTAAATCCTTTTCTTATCGCTTTTTGAATACCTTTTTTCTTTGGTTCATGCAAGAATTCACCTGGAAATTTATCTTCATCCATTTCATCAATGACAATAAGAGCGGCTTCTCCAAGCGAGTTATTCTCTACAGACCAATATATTTCTGGTCTTCGATTTCCTAATTCATTCATTTCATCATTTAAGATAGTTAGAATATCATGCATTGTTTTTACTTGACCTCTTACATCCGTACGATTACTTTGCCATTCTGCTACTTGTACTAATTCTGGCAAAGACCAGACTTCGATTGCTGAATAATCTCCTCCAGTACCCATAGCAGGATCAAGACCGACAACGTAAGTAGAATTTTTATTAATTTTTTCATACCATCTAACCTGTCCTGTTTTCATAAGAGGCTCTTTGCCTTCTAAATGAGATAGTTTAATACTATCTACTAGAGTTTCATCGAATGCAATGAACTGACATTCATGTTCACGTAAAAATCTTTCTTCACCTACACGTGTTCTTTCTTCTTTAGACCAGACTTCGTCCCTGTCAGGGTGTTGATCCCAAATAGCTTTGAATGGTTTAAAGCCATTAATACCTGTCTCTTTTTCATTGCCGTGTTCATCTATATTTTTATTAGCACCACTCCATATGAGAGCAAATTGGTCATCATCTAAGTTTGGTGTTGAAGTAATAATTGCTTTACCACCTGTTGCTAGAGTAGGAGATATTGAAGTCCAAAACTCTTTTGCAATATTAGGTCTTACGAATGCAAACTCGTCACAGTACAATAAAGAAATTGAAAGACCACGACCTGTATTTTCTGTAGTTGCTTGTGCTATAATACGTGAACCATTATCAAATTCTAAACTACCTTTATTATAACTTGTAACACCTGCTCTAATATGGTCAGGACATAATTCATAAGCATGTCTAATTCTGTGCATAATTTCTTGGGCACCCGAATATTTGTGTGCCGCAATTAGAATAGTTTGGTCTGGCATAAACATAGCATACCATAATAGATAACCTGCCGCAGTAGTAGATTTGCCCATCTGTCTACCGAGCATAGAAATAGAAAATCTATAATCATGATAAGAGTGTAGCAGTCCTTTTTGAAACCCGTATGCATCGTATGTCATACTACCTTTAGTAGGGTGTTGTATTTTAAAATAATTGTTTAAAAAATAAAAAGGATCATTTGCACACTTACTAAATTCTAATAGTTGTGCATTACTGAACTTTGTTTTTTGATATGCTTTTTTAGTTAAATCTGCCATTTACTTTTTTATTCCGACTTTTCCGTCTTCTTTAATTTCTGCATCTGCTAGTCTTGTAACTCTATCACGCCAACCTACTTCTCCGATTGCACCTGTGAGTGTAACTCTTATATTATCACCAGCATCTGGATCAACACGTGTAATACCGTGTACTGAATTCTTTTGTATCAATACTAATCTATTTGGTTTAGGACTCACAAATGTACCTACACCTTTATCAATTAATGATTGAAACTTTTCTTTTTGTTGAAACA